GCTTTAATTTGTTCTTAAGTTCAATTTTTTCAATTTGAGACAAATATTTGCCATTTTTTGGTTTTATACTAATAAAGACTTTTCCAAATTGTGGAGGACTTGTATCTTCACCTCCATAAACGGAAACTGACTCAGTATTTGTATAAATGTTCGTAATTATCGCTTTATAGTCATCTGCAGTCACTGCACGGTTCTGTGCAGAATAAACTAGAGGTGCATATTTCTTAATTGACGAAACTGATTCAATATCATCACCACTTGCAGATTTTGTAATGGTTGATAATTCAGAAATTCCTTCTGTAATGGTAACACCGGAATTATCTTCAATATTTCCAGTAAAAGTAAAGGAATTTACGCCATTTGCGTCTTTTCCGTTTGTTGAAATATAATTTATAATGATATGATTGGAATCTTCAAGTTTTTTGCCGAATTTTCCGTCTCCAAAAATAATTTCATACTTTTCATCAGCAACTTCTTGTATAAGATAGACTAATGAAGTGTTTGTAACGTCAATTATGTTATTTGTTAACTTATAAACTGTTTTTAAGTTGGTTGCAGTGGCATTTGGTGATACAGTCACTTTAAGTGTTGATGTATCGATGCCATCATTAGGTAAAATGAACTTTTCTATAGGAACATTGTCTCCAGTCTCCCTATAAGTGAAAGTTTTGGTCAAATATGACCCTTCATAGATTGTAATCTCATTAAATGTTGCAATATTATCAACAACAGGTACAGTTATGTCATCCATGATGGCAAAACTGTAATTATTTGAATTAAAAGTATTAGAAACAGCTACAATTCCTGCTTTTAACGTTAATGTTAATGGTTGTGTAGCATATGCTGACGTATCAACGAAAAAACTTACCTTTGCACTAGATGCTCTCTTCGATCTTGGTGTATAACCAATGTTTCTAGCTAATGCAGAGACGTTTTCTCTTAATGTTGCACTATCAATGAACACCTCATTAGCAACCATGTTGCTATTATAGGCAGTAATGTAAGAATTATATGCTAAAGTGTCAATTAGGACCGACATATTCGATCCTTCGAAGTCAAAATCCGTAAAATTAGAATTTGATCTCAAATAATCCTTTATTTGAGATTTAATATCGTCAAAATCTAAATTTTGAAACTGTGTAAGAGGCATTTATCTAAGTGATTCTAATACAAAGTTGACTTGTTGGGTTGCAGCAGGTATTCCAACGATTTCATAGACAATTATGACATCATAAATGTGTGAATCGTAGTATGGAGTAACTTCTACATTCAACAACCTCACTCTAGGTTCAAAATTATCAATGGTATTACGAATTTCATCAGAAATAATCGATGCTGAACCAACATCCATCAATTCAAAAAGACTTTCATTGATCCTAGAACCCAAAACTGGGTTAAAAGGACGCTCTTGAAGGTGTGTTAACACTAAATTTTTCACTGCACGAGATATTGCGCTCTCATTTTTGAGAGGAATCACGTCTCTAGTAATAGGATGAGGTTTAAAAGACAGTGAAATGTCCTTAAAACCACGTGATACTCGCTCTACCGGCATTTATACTATGATTTTCTTTTATTTAGACGACTTTATTTGGATTCCAAAGCTCACCATCATCACTATCAGCACTAAAGAGATCATTTTCTGCAATATTTTTCCTAATTCTCTTCTTTTTGGGTGTTAAATCGTCCGCAACAATCTCTCGAAGCATTTTTTCGTGCTGAATAGCACCTAGATTGTCTAAAAAATCGTTCTGAGCTTCCATTTTAGTTAGAATTCCAACGTGGTCCAGCATTATCTGCCGTACTATTTACATTTCTGTACTCACAATCAACTAATTTACCATTTCTTTCTGCCACATAGATGCGATCATAGCATTCAAAACCCATATTTTCTAAAAATTCGTCTAATTCTTCCCCAGTATTAGCATTTTCGTAATCATCTGACTCATCATATTCTGCATAAATGAAATCTACGTTCTTTAAATGGTCTCCAGCACTCTTTAGAACGTTTAAATCGTTACCTTGAGTGTCAGTTTTGAGTACATCTATACGATCATATTTAATATTATCTAAAATTGACGCTAAACTAACTGTTTCGACGGAATATATCCTGTCAACGAGGTTTTCAAACCTTCCAATTGGTCTACAAAGAGAACTAGTGCCAGGATCTCCACTAAGTCCGTAGAAATCTTGTTCTCTGGATTCACTGAGATTAGAAATAGCAGCTTCAATAAGGTAACATCTATCCCCCGCATGGTGAGTCTCCAAGTACGAGCAACAAGATTTAAAGTTACCAGGATGTGGTTCGATTCCAATAACATAGGTGTTTTCATCATTTAACCATTTAGCAGCATTAGGCATATTAAAGGATAATCCAATATCAATCCGAAATGTTAATCCGGTTGATAGTTTCTTATTAATAAGATCGTAATCAATCATTACTAGGTTCTTCAGTGTTAAACGCTACACCTTCACAATCTGGTTTACTGCAATAATACCGAGCGCTCCCGCGATTTGGAGTAAGGTATTCACATTCACTAGTCCAT